TTGATCATAAGTGCCACCTCCCGATACAGAACCACCTTCGTTATTTGCGAGGATTACATTATAGGTTGTGGTAGGTATTTCCCTAATTACAGCATAGTGACCAACCTTCCAGTTCTGACCTGAGATAGCCCAATAGTTCCACCGCGCTACATCGCTTGCGTCACTAGGATCAAAAGTTCTTGAAAATTGGCTTGCATTGGTGTCGTTATTACGGGTAATAATACCAAAGGAATCCCTATCAAACCATCCTAAAAATTCATAACCAGCGGGAGTGTCGGAATATGAATATGTAATCGTGGAGCTACCATCGTATTCTCCAAATCCTGATAGTGTGCCCCAACTAGAACTCGATGATTGCGGACCATTTAATCCGATTCCAGTCAGAGTTTCTTTTATTTCTATATCGCTGTTGTCACCTACTCGAAAATCAGCAGAATGGTTTGGATTGGTGTCGGTATATGTAAAGGTTGCATCAGACTCAATCCATTCAATGACTCCTAATTCTACTGTACCGTCGATAGTATTTGTTTCCTCGAAAACCGCATAATAACTAACATTTGAATTCACGGCTTGAATAAAGGTTTGACTGGTAGTTATTTGAGTTCCAGTTGCATCAGTTCCTTGTACCCACCTAACAAATTGATACCCCGTCGAGGGTGTCGCTGAAATAGGGACATTGGTATTTTGATCATAAGTGCCACCTCCCGATACAGAACCACCTTCGTTATTTGCGAGGATTACATTATAGGTTACAGGAGCTGTTTCCTCAAAAACTGCATAAAAACTAACATCCGAGTCTACGGTGGTACCAGTGAGTGTAAAGCTTGAGCCAGTGTACCATTCACTTCCACTTGAATCACTTCCTCGCAACCAACTAACAAATTGATACCCCGCCGAGGGTGTCGCCATAAGAGTGGCATTTTCAGATTTATCATAAGTGCCACCTCCTGATACAGAACCACCTGTGCTACTTGCGACGTTTACATTATAGGTTGTGGGAGGTATTTCCTCAAAAACTGCATAAAAATTTGTTTGCGGATGGTCGTTTCTTCGGTCGGTTATGTTATCCTGAATAGTAACTTGGTAGGGATTTTGTAATGACTGAGTTCCATAGGCAGTCCCCTTCACCATTCCAGTATGTTGATCAATTTTTGCCCAATTTTTGAATGTATAACCTGCCGCCGGAGTCGCTGTCAGAGTCAGAACTGGCACTTGACCACTTGTTACTTCGGGAATAGCGATTCCTATATTTGGGTTGCTGAACGCCGTTAATTCTTGACCCGCAGAAATTTGTCCTATTTGAATGTCAGATGTCACTGACACTGTTCCTCCTACATTTGTCTCATTATTCGGATCAAAATCAGCCGTCGATGACGGGTTCCCTAAACCTGTATTTATCTCTAACTCCCAAACTCCTTCAATTACTGCATAGTACTCGACATTAGCAGAACCACTCGAACTGTTGTTGACAGAATAAGTCCACTGGCCCGCAGGGCCATACCCTTCAAGATACCCGCTGTTATCTATTTTATACCAGCCCTTAAAAGTATATCCTAGGTTTGCCGCAAAGCTGGTTCGTACAAAAGAAATACTCTCAGATTTACTACTTCCTGTATTATTCGAAAAATTTCCCGCTCCGCTAAGGGTACCAAAACTGGTCGAGATTGTTGAATTGGAACTTGGGGCTTGCTCTATTACCCAATATCTTCCTTCTTGGGATTCTAACCACAGATCGCCGGCTCTGCCGGAGATAAAAGGATTTTCGCCTGTATGGCCCTTCCTGCGACGAATAACTCCTAATTTTACATTTACTGCCATAACTAAATAAAATTACACAAAAATTCTTTCTTCTGTTCCAGAAATAATCCAAGCAGATCCGTCCCTTAAAAATCTTTCTTCATCGTACATATATATACCATTAAATCCATCATCATCTGGCGCAGAGTCAACCTCAAATTGTATAGTTGACATCATATTATCTCCAATTCCTACATTAAAAGATTGGCCTGCAAGCTTTGCTCCTTTGTATATTATTCCCAACACAAGACCATTTCTTCCATCACAGTTAAATGCTCTTTCATAACCCCATATATCATCATTGTTATAAGGATTTGTAATATTCATTTTAGGATAATAAAAACGAATACCAACATTATATGTTTTATCGTCTGTCAGTATTGTTTTAAGAGCGCCTACTTCTAACTCTCTAACCAAAACATCCATATTTAAATTAGACACAATTGGAAATCTAATCTTTCTATCACCAACATAGTTGCTACCAAAACGTCTAATAGATTTTCTATTCATATTTAATGAAACATCTATGGATTGTATTGCAGTTTTCTCGAAAGAAACTAGAGAGTTTCCTCCAACCCCTCTTTCAAAATCTTCGTTTAATGATTCATATATGTCGATTTTTATATCTCCTCTTGCAAAAGTTGGAATACTGACTCCATTGCTAAATGGCCTCACTATTTTTGGATTTAATGAAGCTCCAGAAAATCTTCCATAAGAAGCATGATCTGGATCTTCAGTTCTTGGTTTTCCTAAATAAGAATTTACCGATGGAAGCTCTGCCCCAGTATCAATATTAAATGTTTGAAAACTCATGTTTGATCCAAGCAAACCAAGCTCAACAGTAGGAAAAGAATCCACTCCTAATCTTAAATTATAAGAATTTAAATAACAATTTCCGAATGCTATAATATCATCTCCATGATAATTTTCTTTAAAATATGCATCTTCGCCCTCATTGACACCGACAACAACAAAATCTAATGAATCATCAATTTTATTAATGTTGTTTTGTATAATGTCGCTAAACATTCCATACCAACTATTTGGTCCATTTATATAAAATCCTAAATTTTTTTCATTATTCCCATCGCTTAGTAAATAAGATACCGATAAATTTACATCTGGTGCTTGCAATACTTGATTTGCAGCCAATCCAAACTTCCCAACTTGTCCAGATTTAAACCTATTTGCATCGAAATTAAAACCAATAGATTGTATTCTGTCTAAGTTTTTAAAATCTCCAATAGAATCAGTGAATCCATGGCCTTTTCCAATTGCTACAGCCAAACTTGGGTAATGGAGTCTATTCCTCATTTTTATTCTTTTCTTATAAATAAATACACCACAGCCCGAAGACTGTGGTGTATTTTTTAAAAATTTATTTTAATTTAAAGGTCTTGAAAGACGCCGCCAGAATTAAAGTAACGAGGATTTCGTTTAGTTCCAGTTCCGAAAATAAACAGTCCATTACTTTTATCATTTGGTCCACCAAGCTGAGCGTTAAAAGTCAAATCAACAGTCTTGTTGTCTCCAATTGAAGAGCTGTAGTTTTCACTTTCTAGTCTAGCTCCTGCTATAATATAAACCAATTTCTTCGCTGCCGTCGGTTTTGTGCATCGAGGGTCTTTTGGCTCATTAAGCGCAATAGCTAAGTTGCAAGTAGGATTAGTGTAAAGTCTTTCGATTAAGTTAGCTTCCTCGAGTTCAGAAAGAATTGCGTTAACCGAAACCGACATGGTTACTGGAAAGTCAATTGATCTTCCAAATCCAAACTGGTTACCAAGTCTTTGAATTACGCTTCTTCCAATTGGGCAACTAAGCGAAAAGCTTTGAATATGAGATGCTCCTTCTCCATGTATATCAGCGAGAAGAGAGCTTTCTGTTGCCTCGCCAAGGTACAATTCAATATCTCCGGGGCGAAGTGCAGAAATTTCTCCAGTTTCATTATCTTCTACAGCTGCGGGAAGCTCAAAATACTCATCACAAATCATTAATCCATCGTTACCTGCAGTTTTTCCTTCTGTGTCAACAGCTGGAATTCTGATTCCTTCTGAGCTTGCACTACCAATGCTGTCACTCTTAATGTTAAAACCTTCAACTGTAAGACTTGCTGTTGGTAAACTTCCTACTGCTGCTTCGATAGAATAATCGGTTATGTAACCATTTCCTACAGAAATAACACTTTTATCTTCGTCAGCAGCAACAGTTCCTACAGCATCATCTCCCTCTGGAACCGTAAGCACAAAATAGTTATTTCCATCTTTGGAATCTTCGCTTGAATGCCATTGAAAAGCCGAAGTTGCTGTAGATAAAGCTGTAGTTATATCAGCGGAACCAAGTGTAGTCGAAGGAAGGGTGGAAGCGTCGTTAGTATTGAAGCCTAGCAGTCTTTCATTTTCTCCATTTGTTAACAAGTAACTAAAGTCTAATCCAACCGTTGGAGCTTCAAGAACAAGACTGTCAATTCTTCCAAGTTGACCAAATTGATTAACGTCTGTACGATTAATTGTAAAATTATAATTTGCAGTTTGAACACGACTAAGTTGTGCTACTACTGTTTCTGCGTCTGTACCAGCGGCAACAGTTGCGATAGAAAAGATTTGCAACTCTTCTTCTACGTCTTCTAGCCCGGCTGTGCTATCATCAATTTCAAATTGTTTAAGAAATCTTACGATTTCACCAGCGGTGGTTGCGTATCCATTTCCGGGGTTACTAACAGTCACTTCAGTAATATAACCAACTTCTTCCGTTACTTCTTCCCAGTTTGCAGAAGTTCCGGGCAAGTTTGCAGATGCTACTCCAGCGCCAATAAATACTGGTGACAAAGTTCCTGCACCACCGGCGCCAAGATTAATTCTTTTCCAAATTTTACCATCATATTTAACAATTGGAATGTCACCTACATCTTTTCCGTAATCAAATTGACCATCTACATTTGCTGGGTATTCCCATAATGCAGCTGTATTTAAGTCATCTGCTCCACCGCCACCGTTAACTGCTGGTGACCAGTCGGCCGCTGTAGTAGGATCACTTCCAACAGCTGCGCCAGCAGCATTAGTAACAATATATAGAGCAAGAGCCCCACCAGTTTCAAAAGTAACTATTTCTCCAATTCCATATGCTTTTGTTGCATCATAAAGGTCAGCTCCTCCGTAGCAATCTTGATCTACTTTACTGACCTCTACAACTCCACCTTGTCCGGCGGCAGATACAGTTGTTACACTTTGATCTCCAACCTTCCATACAGGATAAAAGCTTTCGGAGGTTTGCGCCCGAACTGTACCCTTAGTAGCAGGGATCGTTAATGTTTCTATTCCATCAGTAGAAGCCGGAGTGGCCTTACTTGACAAACCCGTATTTCCCGGGCTCTTAAAGTGGAAAGATGTCGAATTTGGGCTTACAAACAAAGCCTCACTTTGATAAATTACTCTATTGCGTGCCATTTTATTTTCTTGATTAGGTTATAAAAGGTTGGATTGTTTGAATTTACAAGAAATATATCTTTATGGGAAAGTTTTTTTTCTTTTTTTTTAAATTTTTTATAATCTTCTAGGCTCTAGGATATCTAAATTTTGAAACTTCAATATCTATAAAACCTATAAACAGGCTTGGGCTTATCTTCGTTTCTACCTTATCACTAAGTTTTGAAACTACTACATTTGATATCACGTAGGGGCTTTTAATTTCTTCGAAAGGCAAGTCACAGTATTTATATATATTATTCGTGGCCACGCCACTAATTACACTTTTTACATCTCCAAACTCGTCCACAGGGTGGTCATCATACGATACTTGATAAAAAATTTCTTCTTTTGAATCATTAAACACAGATAACGCGCCATCTAATTGATATAAATTTTCAGCAAAAACTACACATCTGAACGTTGTGATTGTATTATTAAGACCACCAAAAGCCATCGGTTCATTTCTGCTTCCTTGGTTAGCAATAAATATTGCAGGTACTACTTGAGTGTAAGGTTCAATTGGTGTTACAACTTCAAAAAACCTACTATTTGTATCGTACTTATCTTCCACAACGAGAGACTCTTCAGATTCATCTGTGGCATATATATTAAAATCTTTAACTGCAACACCTGATATTGAAATATTTTTGGTCGATGTTATATCTTTGTTAAATATAACCCTACCATTTAAATAGTCTATAGACATCTTGGGATCTATCCCCGCTCCATCGTCGGTTGTATTTCTATTCCAAGTCACTCCATCTACAGTAACTTCACTAACTATTGTGGCGCCCACTATGTCTGAATCAAAAACCCATTGTTTATACGGACTAGAATAAGCAATATACGCAGGATCTAGCCTTGCATCATTTAAATATTGTAACTGCATAGTTCCACTTGTGGGCAAATTTCTATAAGCCTCTCCCCTTTTAAGAAGAAAATGATCAAACCACAAAGTAAAACTATTTGTAAGAGTATGCTGAAATAGAGGTTTCATAAGACTAAATTTCCTATTTTATTTCTAGCTTTTTCTATAATCGCTGACATATATTGGACAGGTTTATAGTTTGCTGTTCTAAGATTATTTTCAGATTGAACGGCTGTACCAGACCTACTATCTTCAATCGTTTTTTTACTATATGCATATTGCCCTAACCCAGACATTCCTGTTTCTATTCCTTTAGCCCAACTTCTTCCTGAGGCCCAAGGCATTGGAGTGTTCGTATATACTTCTTCGATATCAGGCAAGAAAAACTCAAAATATGTCATTCCTGCTATTGGTGGAGCTAGCCTCACGTATGATCTATTTATTAGCCTTCTAATTGTATCTACAGGTTTTGTTCCTGACTCAAACCCTATAAAGCTAAAAAGATTTCCCTTCCCTCCAAGCGTGCCGCTTATATTAGTAGACCTAGGTCCACCTTCTATTTCTCTCGTAACAGGATGAGAGTTAAAATCACTGAGCATTTCTCTTTTTATTCTTTCAAAAGATACCCGAATTGTCCTTAAAGCAGAAGGGCCAATAGCTACGGCAACCTGTTTATTTGTAAGTTGATTAATATTTTTTATAGAATTTGATTTAGCCATGATTAATCTGCCGGCTGGAGATAAAAACTGTAAATATGAGGGGAAAAAACTCCATGAGGCCTTTCTTGTCCGGTCATTATAAAAGTCTTGCCGTCAAAAGTTACTCGTTTTGCATCTTTTAAATACTCGTAAGCGTCTTGTTTTACTTTTATTCTTACAGAGCCTACAGGAAGTTCGACTTTGATTTGTGCATTTGCTTCATCTACGTTTTCTTCGTCTTGATATTTTCCATATAAAATAGTTGCTTTAAACTCTTGCATAACAGGAACATTATCTATACTCTCTTGTTTTCCCCTTACATTGTTATATAACATATTATAATTTTCATTTTTTGTAGATATCAAAACCCTTTGAGCTTCTTTATAGACAAAAATGCTTCTAGAGAAAGTATCGTGGACAGTTTCAATCGCTGTCTTCATTGCCGCCTTCGCAGCTTCTGATATTAAACTTGCCATAAATTATTTTACACTTAAATTGAATTTTTTCTCACTGTCTTTATTATTACTTAGGAATAAAAATGCAAGCAAACGATTTTTTAGCAGGCATCTGCAGTAAGAACACCACCACTCTCTTTAAAGGCTTTCTACATTTAGTAGAAGATCTTAAAAGCGAACATGACTCTAATTTTAAAAAACTTAAAGACGCTTTACCTGACGAGTATCACAGTTTATTAAACCAAGCAGATTATTTTGATGACTCTAAAATGCAACATCTTAGAAAGAGAATTTTAGATGTGGGCAACGAAAGTATAAGGAATATTTTATACGAAGTTGAAAATTTTACTATAACTTTTGATTTTGGTAATTAGTATATTATAAGGAAAAAGGAAAAATGGCAGACTCAAATACAAAAAAAGAACAAAAAACAATCTATAGCTTCTTGGTTGATAAAGAAGAAGAGGTTGAACAAACTGAAACTAAAAAAGTTAAAAACGAGGAAACTGGAAAAACTGAAGAAGTTAAAGAGACTCGTACTGTTAAAGAAAGCATACCTTATAGGGTTATCATTCGTCAGCCCGGTCGCCGTGAGATGGAAGAAGCTGATATGGAATATAGCATAGAAATGAGTAAATGCATAAAAAACGGCATTCTCACAAAGGCTATGTTAGCTAAACAATACAGTGACACAGGAGGCTTAATGACAGAAGAAGATGCTAAGTTTTTAGATAGAAAATATGGCACCCTTGCAGACCTTCAAAATAAATTTACCAAACTTAGCGCAAAGCAAAAAAGAACAGACTCAGACGAAAAAAAGATTAAAGAAATTACAGAAGAGCTTGCAGCTACAAGAAAAGTTATTATTGATCTCGAAACAAATTATTCTTCTTTATTCAATCATACTGCAGATTCAAAAGCTCAAAATAAAGCTATTATGTGGTATCTGGTTAATCTTACTTCAATCAAGAAAGATGAAGAAGAAGACGAAATGTTAGAACCTCTATTCAAGGGAGATTCTTTTGAGGAAAAAAAAGACTATTATTATGATCTTGAAGAGACTGGAGAAGACGAAATTTTTAATATAGTTAACAACAAACTTACTACTCTTTTGAGTTTCTGGTATTTTAGTACATCAGCAACCAAAGATGACTTTGAGCGTTTAGAAAAAGACATCGAAGAAGGTAACGTTTAAACTTTAAAATCATGTGGCTGAGACCTCTGAGCCAGAGAGCTTCTTTAGAAAAATTTTTAGAGATATATCTAGAGGTTTTTCCAAAGATAAGTTAAGTAATAATTTTATCTATATAAAACATCTTTCTCAAGACGACCAAGTTGAGCTTGATGATATTGAGGAAGATTATTTCAAAGCTGCAAAGAGCAGGGGACTTCCAACCGAACAAGAAATGCTCGATCTTTTAAAAGAGCAAGGCGTATGGGGAGATAAAGAAGAAGATGAAATAGCTGCAGATAAACTATTCATACAAACTCTTACAGATTCTAAAAAAACTCTTGTTCTCAAAAGCCAAATAGATCAAAAAAATAAAGAGATTGAAGAAGCGTCAAAAGAACTTGAGAAAAAAATTCATGATAGATATCAAGTCTTGGGCAATACTGCTGAAAAATATGCAAAAGAAAAATCTAACGATCACTATATAATTCGTTCTTTTTTTAACGATAAGAAATTAGATAAACCAATTTTTACTGAAAAAGATTTTTGGGCTTTAGATGATCGTCACCTACAAAAAGCAGTATTAAAATACAACTCATTTTTTACATCTTTTTCAGAAAATAATATTAGGCATCTCTGTCTTCAGGATTTTTATTATTCTTATTTTCCTTTTTCCGAGTCGCCAGTAGATTTTTTTGGACAAGCCATTGTAGATTTAACTTATAATCAATTAAGACTTATAGTATATACTAAAATTTTTAAAAATATTTTTGAAAGAAATGACGCTATTCCTCATCAAATAAGAAAAGATCCAGACGCCCTTTTAGATTTTGGTAGTATTTCAGAAGAAACTAAAGAAAAAATTAAAGAAAAAATGGATGTCGACGGTGCTACTAGTTTTGTTGGAGCCACTAAAGAAGACCTTGATTATCTTAATCTTAGAGAGAAAAAAGAAGGCGATAGCGTAAGGACTGTATCTCTCACAGAAGAAGCCAAGAAAAAAGGTGGAAGTTTAAATATGGAAGACCTAATGAGAATGCAAGGAATGGATGTAGGAGATTAATTTAGTAAAGAGGTTTTTTTCTGTGTAATCCAGTACTGGAAAAAGGAATTAAAATGGCACGCCCAGTAAGGATACCCGCACAACAAGAAGGATTTGAAAAGTCTGTTATGGACGCCGTTAATCGGCTGAACAGAAGCGGACAGCTCAAGCTTAATGTAAACTCTAGATCCTTTACCCAACCTTTAGGCAAGATAACTGCCAGTGCGGACGAGTTTACAAAATCTCTTGAAGCTTCTAATGCCCGTGTCATAGCTTTCGGAGCTTCCGTAGGAATTATTAATGCAGTCAGCAATGCTTTTAAGAGCTTAGTAGTTCAGACAATTCAAGTTCAAAAGCAAATGGCTGAAATTAATGTTGTCATGCAAACCGGGACTGCAGGTTTACAACAAATGCAGACAGGTCTATTTAAAATAGCTAAAGAAACTGCCCAATCTTTTAGCGTCGTAACTGAAGCCGCTCTTGAGTTTTCTAGACAAGGTTTATCTATGGAAAAAACTCTTCTTGCTACAAAGCAAGCTATGATTCTTACTAGGATTACAGCTTTAGATGCAGCAGATGCTGTTAAAGGTCTTACAGCTGCCGTCAATGGATTTGTTGATGCTGGCATTAATCATACTCAAGTTGTAAACAAAATGTCTGCCGTTGATGTTAGCTTTGCTGTCAGTACGGAAGATTTAATTCACGGTCTCGAACGAGCTGGAGCTGTTGCTCAGGATGCCAAAGTAAGCTTTGATGAGCTTATGGGAGCTATTACTGCTGCGCAACAAATAACCGCTCGAGGTGGTAATGTAATAGGTAACTCATTTAAAACTATTTTTACTCGTATACAAAGAAGCTCCACAATAAATCGTTTAGAAGAACTTGGTATTGCCGTTAAAGATCTTGAGGGTCGAACACTCCCCGCAATGAAGATATTAAAGGAGCTTGCTTTAACATATGACGGTTTAGCGGACTCAACAAAAGCTGCTGTAGCAGAACAGGTAGGTGGAGTTTTTCAAATTAACATTTTAAAAGCAGCTCTTAAAGATCTTGGCAGAGAAAATAGCGTGTTTGCTAGAGCTACAGAAATATCTAATAGAGCTACAGACGAAGCCACAAAGAAAAATGAAGCTTTAAATAAAACACTCTCAGCGCTAGCCGATCAAACAGGCACATCAATTCAGCAACTTTCAGAAGCTATTGGAAAACTCTCAATGGGAGGGGGAATTGAAAAAGTTTTAAAAACTATTAATACTCTGGCAGAAGGAATGTTTAAAGGCATAGAGTCCGAAGGTATTGGTGGAGATCTTGCCCGAGGATTACTTAAGGGTATGGGCAACATACTTTCTGGGCCGGGATTAATACTTATAGGCGGCATGTTTGTCAAACTGTTTGGAGAGGTATCAAAGTTTGCCACCAAAAGTATGGCTAATATTATTGGTATTACTACGCAAAAACAAAAACAAAAAGCCGTAGAAGAAGCAATCCTTAAAGTTATGATGGAAAATGAAAGTGTCGAAGCTTCATTGCTTGCTATGGGTAAAAATAGAGTTCTTCAAGAAGAGCACGTACTAAAATTAATAAAACAACAAGCCGCAGCTGCCCGAGAGAGAGCTGCTATAGCTACCGCAGTTGCTCCGGGATTAGTCAGATCTGGAGTTAAGGGACCCAACCTTACACTTAAAGGTGGTGCTGCTGGAGGAATTATTCCAGCTTCTCAAAAAAATGCAGAGAGAAAAGGAGCAATATCAGCTGGATACTCTCCCGGAAAAATTTCTTCTACAAAAATAAAAGGAGTTGGAGATGTCGTATATAATAAAGCTGAATCTATAAAACAATTTCCGGGCATGCAGCAAAAAGCTATAATGCCTCCAGAGTCTAGCAGGGCTGGCTCTAAATATGCAAAAGCATTTAAAAAAGCTCATGGATTTGATCCTTATGCACCATCAGGTTTTATTCCTAATTATGGAATTATTGGTGCTCGTGGATCCGCTTCATTAAATTTGTCTAAAACAAATATGGTAACTCATGGAACCGGCGGAGGTCAGAATACCCGAGCTATGGATAAAAAGTATGGAGAAAGTGGAGAAAAGTTATTTGCAACAGAAACTGCTAGATTTGTAAACAGAAACACCCCAGAAGAAAAAAGAAGTTTACTAGGCAGGATAATGACTCGTTTATTAGATAAAGGAATTGTCACTTTTACTCGCCCGGGATATTTTCAAAAAGAATCTTTCAAAACAAATAGAAGAAGCTCTGAAAAAGATTTCGATCAATTTGAAAGACATATGGTAAAGCAATTGTCTAGCGAAGGATATAAAAGCACAGGCAGAGTCATAGATCCTAAAAGAAGATTAGTTGAAGCTGGAAACAACCAATATCCTCAAGACGCTTTTGCCAAGGGAAAAGTTCCTCGAGAATTTAAAATTAATAGAATTGATGAGAAGGACATCTTAAGTAAGTCGATAAGAAGAACAACCGATCTTGACCCTCAAGATATTCTTAATGGAAAATATGCCAGAGGAGATATTACAAAAGGTAATGAATTTGTACAAGTCTTAAGAAATAACTTTGGTCCAAGCTCTGGTAATCATGATGAAATTTTAATGGGCTTAGTAAGCAAGTTTGAAAAGTCGAATTTAGATTCAGCTTTAAATTTATTGCGTCAAAAAAATATCAATGTCCCTGCTGGAGAAGAAGCTTATACTGCTGCAATTCACGGTTTGCACAAAGGCTTTATTCCCAACTATGGTATGAGAAGAAACTTGCCTTCAGCGCATCATTTTGAAAAAGCTAAGAAATCTATAGGTATATATAAAAGGCTTCCTGACACAAGAAAAAGATTAAAAGATTATGACGGAACCCTCGCTCAAGAAATTAGTGATGCTTGGGGGCTTAAAGACCCGCTTTATACCACAATTGTAAAAACTTTTGGCAAAGTCAAAGGCAGAGGTACAACAAAAACTGTCAATGAAGATGTTCTTGACATAATGACAAACCCTGAAAAATATAAAGCGTTCCCAATGCCTAACGGACAAAAAGTAAACCTTTTTGAAAAGCACAGTCAACCTGCTCCATCATGGAGCGCCAGAGATGGCAAAGAAGCACTAAAATTTTTCTCAACAAAAGGTAAGTTTGGCAGCCTAGATAAAGTAAAAATGGGGCAAAAGAGTAAGATTGATGGCATGAATTGGGAGGGCGCAGTAAAGTCTATTTTTAAGAATAAAATAAAATCTGGTGAAGTTACTGACTTTAATACTATTAGAAATAATTTTCCTTTAGATTTTAAAGGTAAAAAAGGTTTTTTTGATGCAACCCTAGGCACTCATAAACTTAAAGTAATGCTTCATAAAATTGCTAGAACATTGGCCCACCAAAATCCTTCCAAACTTAAGGATATGTTATTAAAGGGTAAAGATTTTGATGGGGTAAGGGCTCTAGGAGGATTAGCAGAAATCTCCAAAAGTTCTTCTGGCATAAGAGATCTTTCTCGAATGATAGGAAGTCGTTCTTTGTTCCCTGAAGGTAAATTTGTAAAAGGTACGGGCTCTAAAATTGAAGATTTTTCTCAAGATATGCAGAAATGGTATGACAGTCTATCTGCCTCTGAGAAGACGAAAGTCCGATCAGCACAAATGAGCGGCTCTTGGAAAGTTCAATCTCCCGAAGAATATCAATTGAGTTCAGGCGGGTTTGTGCCAAACTTTTTGAGAATGATAAATCCATCAAAAGACAGAAGGCTTTTACTTAGAATGTGGCAAGACAAGCTCAAAAAAGCTAAAAGTATTTACCAATCAGGCAGGCCTAGAATAGAGACCGATCCTCAAGTTTCCAAACTGAACGGTGAAGCAAATGAAATATGGGATCAAATACAATTATTGAAAAAAGGCAAGCCATATTCTATTCCTAATTTTGCAAACATATCAAAAATTAGAGAGCTGGCCAAGAGAGGCAAGGGCGGAGAAAAAGCTAACGCACAAAGAATGTTGGAAAAGTTCTCTATAAGATCTAAAGGTATGTTTGATGATATGATCATTGATGATTTCTTGAGAGATCCAAATATGACATATAAAGGCCCTTGGGGAGATACAGTAACAGATTATTTATTAAGAAAAGGTTACGATAAAAATCAAATATTAAAAGCTGCAAAAAGTCCTAGCTCATACACCCGTGCTGCAGGAGGACATGTTCCCAACTTCTCAAACCCGCTTTCCCAAGCAATATCTAGAGAAAAAGCTGCGGGCGTGCCTGAAAACATGATAAGAATTTCTCGGTCTGACAGGCTGAAGGGTCCTCAAAACCCTAGTGGACTTGCAGTAATAAATACTAGAGATGAACCGATGGGGGTAAATCAAGGTATTAATAGATCTATTTCAATGGGGATTGATCCTAAAAAACATGGGGCAGCGAAAGGATTTACTCCTAATTTTGTTTCCGCCCAAGAATATGATGATATATTGTCAGGGCAGGCGGCTAATGTAAAAGTAATTTCGCCATCGCCTGCGACCCCCGAACTGTCAAATATATTAGATAAAATAGGATTGAAAGGAGATCAATTGGTTTCGGTTCTTGATAATTTAGAAAAACCTTTTAATGACTTTCGATCTAGTTTAAATACAGGCGGTACTGCAGCTAATCAACATGCCAGAAAACTTACCTCAATGATTGCAGGCCTTGGGTTGGAAGAATCTCAGACTAAAAAACTTATGAAAGAATTTTCCAATCTTGGCACTACCGCCAACAATGGAACGAGCAAGCTAAAAACTTTTATAAATAGTATTGGTACTAAATTTAGGCAAAATCCAGAAGGTCAAGGAATTTCTAAAGTAATGCAACACCCAGCTGTTCAAGCGACGGTAGGTTCAGGCGGAATGTTTTCTATGTTTAATCAAGGCCTTCAAGGAAACGTAACTCCATCAACCTCTAGAGCCGGTCGGGCGGGGCAATCCATAGGTTTAATACATGGAAAAGTCTCAAACCCGGGGATGCAAATGGGAATGATGATGGCCCCTATGATGACCGAAATGATGGCTGAGACTATTAGGGGTGGTAAGCCAAAGTATGAAAGAAGTCAAGCATCTAGAGCTGCGACAGGCGCTATATCTGGGCTTGGAGATGTTGCTATGTATACAGCAATGGGAAGTATGTTCGGGCCTTTGGGTACAGCCATAGGAGCTACAGTTGGTGCTACCATTGCACTTACGAAAGTTTTTAAAGAAGCCTCGCTATCATTAGAAGACATTCAGCAAAGAAACGCCAGTTACGCTGCAGAAATGCAGAAAGTTACTGGATCTATACAAGGTTATGAAAAATCAGTTGCTGCCGTTAATCAAGCCAGAAAGTCCGGAAACTTTAATGCCGCAATAAGAGCTTCTCAAAATGAAATGCGAGCCCGCTCAGACTTAAGATTGTCAATGGGTTCAGATTTTTCCAGAAAATACACAAGAGAAACCGACCAAAATAAAAAAGCAGAGTTGGCTCTAAAAGCTTTTGACGCTCAATCTGCAGTCTCTGCTTTAGCTGCATCGGAAGAACTTATTAAAGGAGTCTCAGAAATAGATTTAACTGGACTTTCGACGGCCAGTATTAGGCGGTCAGCAGGTAGCGACAGTGAAGATTTTAGAAAGTATCAATCTGCAGAAAATTCAATAATGCGAGCAGGCCAAAACCTCCAGTCGCTTGAATCTATTTTAGATAAACAAGGTCAAGACCTATTAAAAGCATTTTTTAGCGATTCAAGATTTAACCAGCTTGCAACTGGAACAGACACAGGCCCTATGTTCAGTAATAAAGTAGCTGAAGATATGGCAGAAGAGCTCAAAGAATTAATGCTTAGGTTGCAAGGAAATATCGATGATGATATTGGGGGTGAAAACTTAGCTCTTATTCAAAAACAATTAAAAGCATTTGCTGACACTATAGGAAATTTAGATGAATCCGATGAAATTCAAGCTACTTTTGGCAACTTAAAGAAGGGTATTGACCTACGTGCAAGAGAAGAGATTGATCTTCGGAGTAAGCATACAAGAAATTTAATGCAGGAATTTAACCGTTTTGAAAAACAACTCTCTATAGTTTTTGCAGATATAACTCATCAGTTTAAATCTTTAAATATTATTGATGGTGCAATTTCAGCTGGACAAAAACAAAGCGCAGCAATGACGATGCGCTCTATTGAGTCCACCGGAATAATTGGACAAGAAGACCAAGCTATACTACGCGGAAATTTAGAATCAAATCAGATTGATTTAAAAAAATCGCAAGAAATTGGTCGCACTCGCAGAGAAGCTCAATTAAAATTTTCCAAAGGCCTAGAGGGAAAGAATTTTTCTGAAACTCTAACTGGTTCTCTAGCTGACCCAAATAAAACAGGCAAAACTCTGCTCCCAAAAATAATGGGAGAATTTCTTAAGGACGCTAGCAACTCTATTGAAGATAGAGAGAAATTAATTCAAGGAGAAATTACAGACGGCTTTAAAAATTTTGTTGCAAAAAGAACTGTAGATTTAGACTTTACAGCATTAGAAAGTGAAATTGAAGACGAAACTTTTGGTAAAATAAATGAGCAAATAAACAAATCTGCGAGATCTCTAAAAAATTATAATAATAAATCTATGTTTATAGATGGCCCAAATAATTCGCTATCAAATACAAGATTTACTGATAGTAACCAAACTTTATTTCAAAATAAGACCAAAAGAAATACTGCGGAGTTCGAAGCAGTAAATTATTTTACTGCTGGTATTGAAGATCTTGTGGAAAAATCTTTAAAAGGAGATTTTAAAAATGCTAATCAAGTCAATCAAGTATTTGATGATTTTATTAAAAGAGGGATTACAGAAAAGGTTTCTTCTTCAAATTTATCCACCGACAAAAAAGAAATTCAATTTGGAGATATATTAAACGAAGAGGTTAATAACCAGATAGAATCCATCAGGGACAATGCTTTAGATAAAGTTAGAAAAATATCTCAATTAGAACAGATAAAGTCAATGCTTGATCCGTCAAGCGATGGATTCCCTAAAGATGTAAAAGGTATCTCAAATGCTTTAAAAACGACAGATGTAGGAAAGGAGCTTTTTAAAAGTTTCGAAGATTTGAAAAGAGTAGAATCTCTTTTGAAGCAAAGAATGTCCGCAGAAGAAGCTTTGCTAAAACAACAGACTGAATTTGCTATTGCCCAAGGCAGAATAATGGACGCAAGCCAAGCTCAAATTAGAGAAGCGCAAAGAAGTCTTTCAAGAGTAGAATTAAATGACCAAGGACAATTTGTTAATAAAGGAATAGAAGCTGAAAAAAGAGCCCTGAAGGCCGCTAACGCTAGAGAGCTTGAAATGGCAGAAGCTCAAGCAAATTTTAATAATATAGGACTAACATCTGGAAGCAAAGAGTTTCTTACTACCCGAGCAGTAGAAGATAAACGAAAACTTCAAGAGCCAGAATTAATTGCAAAAGAGACAAAAATAGCATCTGAAAAAATTAATCAATTATTTACTCCAGAAAAATATGCGACACTCCTTCCTCCTGCTTTAGAGCTTAGAGAAGTGGCAAAAGAAAGATTGGCTGATTTAAATCGCCAGAAGAAAGAGAATGAAAAAAATATTGAAATATTCAAGGAATCTTTTAAAACAGTCATGGGTGTCGCTGAAGACGCGAAGATTGAGGATGTTAAGAATAAATTCACTCAAGACGGTCTAAGCAAAGACAAACGGCCATCACAAGCCCAAACTGACGCATATAATAATTTAATTAACGCCGAATCAACAGAAAAATTCTTAGCTGAACAAACAAAAAAAGTATCTGAAAAAGCTATTAGAGAACAAGCAGGAGGCCCATCTAGTAAATTATTCCTAGGTGCAATGAACTCCTATCAACAGGACATCAATGCTTATAACGACTCATTTGACGGTATTTCTGAGGCTTTCAAAAATGCTCCACGCGACAATGAAAAAGACTTGAGTGCAGCTGTAGAAGGCCTGAAGGCTAGCATTTCAGAAGAGATATTAAAATTTTATAGCAAAGACACTGCATTTGGCACCAAAGATGAATTTAAAAAATTATTAAATGAAACAAACAAAGTCCCTGCTGACCGTCAAGCCCTACAGGTTGCCAACAAGCAATTCCAATCTAATAAAGAAGCCTTTATAACTAAAGATTCCGAAGGGAATCCTAAAGCTAATATGGAAAAATTGGGAGAAAAATTTGAGGACATGTTCGACGAATCTACAAGATCAATAGCAAACCTCAGAGACGCCCTCCAAGAAGCGGGTAAGGATGCTTTAACTGCGGAGAAAGCAATCGCCAAACAAAGAGTCGGAAATGACAAAGCAGCTATTGCTGCTACAAAACTTGCGGCACGAACTAGATCTGTAGCAGACAGTATGACCGATCTCGGTTCAGCCTTATCCCACATTAATGAGCTTAGCCTGCAATTCATACAAGCTTCCCTTGATACAGATATGGGTGAAGCGGGAATGACTTCTTCACAAGTTTCAAAAAGGCAAAGAGATTTTGATTTAATGCGAGAGGTATCGCAAGGTAGAGACCAATTGCAAAGACAAAGTAAAGAAGCTACGTCGAGTTTTATTAGCCAAATTCAAGGGTTAGACATTGACGACTCAATCAAAACAAAATTTCTTGATAATTTTGATAACAAAGAAACTAAAGCAGGGATTGTAAATTCAGAAAGCTTTAAAACTGCCGCAAATAACGTTCTAGAAAACACTAACTTTTTGTCTAAGACAAAATCTGATCAAGGGGCTCTGGCTCTTGGCAATGCCAGCCCAGAAGACGTAAAGAATTTTGCAAACAACAATGCAGCTCAAGAAGCGCTAAGAGCAGAAATTGAAAAGTCAACAAATACTATTAAATTAAATGAACAAACAATTGGTAGAGAAGTTTCTTATAGACAAAGACTTAATTCTCTATTAGATCAAAATGCTAGATATATGCAAAGCTTCGGGGCAGGAGTCTCTGGAGCAATGAGTTCAATTAAGGAGAGATTAGAAAACTTCCGCCGTACCGAAGGAGAAACCTTAGTTAGTTCGATGAACGAAGGATTCAAGAGAAATGCCATGGGCGACTACGGAGAAGGAGAAAGCTTCTTTTCTATAATAAATGATCGTAATAGAGAAATTGTAGCCCAAAGAAATGCAGACTCTGCTACAAATATTGTATTTGGAAATGAAATTGGAAAAACATTGGAGGCCTTTGGGGTTAAGGGTGCCTCTGAAAAATATGACATGGGCAAATTCTGGGATCCAGAAGGTAACGAGCAAAAGCGTGCAAACGAAAAAATGCTCACAAGCTTTAATGAAACAGGAAGCCTTGGAGACAACAGTCTAGATTTTTTAAGAAGCGATCTTTTAAGCTCAAAAGATATTCAAGCTGTAACCGCAGATAATACCCGTAAAATGGTTGAGCTGCTCCAGAGCATGAAAGAGCAAGGCTTAGCAGGCGGAAATATGGGAGACGGCTCTACAGCCATGGGCCAAGAAGCTGCTACAAAAGAAGGACAGCAAAGAACGGTTGCAACATTAAATAACCAAACAAAACAAGACGCAACGAACACAGACACACTCGCAAACACTGTCGCTCAATCAAGTAGTGATAGCGCAGGCGTAATTAGCTCCATGCTTGGATCTGCGATTGGTACGATTAAAACCGTAGGCGGAATTAATAACGACGTCCAAAGCGGGCAGTGGGGCGATGCAGGAAAAAGTATTTTTGACGGAGCAAGGGCTGCTGGTCAAAAAGTCGGAGAATGGCTTGATGATGATGATGTAGCAACTAGTTTTCGCGGAGGATATATTTCAAGATTTAATTCTGGAGGGCGTGTCTCTCAATTTGGAGGAGATCATAATACCGACAATGTACCTGCATTGCTTACAGGAGGAGAATATGTAATCAGAAAAGATTCAGTAGAAAAATACGGAAAAGATTATTTTGAAAAACTTAATAAAGGATTAATTCCTAAAAAATTTGAAGACGGGGGTGACGTTAAAAAAGCGGAAAAGAGCTGGTTCTCTAAGAAAATCTCTAAAATGACAAGTAATTTTTCTAACGAAATGAATCAGTTCGAGAAAATGAGGGATGGGATGGAGGCAGACAAAGGGACTTTTGCCAGCATGTTTGGAAGTGGTCAAAGAAATCGACGCTCCAGCGCAAATATGGGCATGACCAGAAATGCGGATACTGGAAGTTTCTGGACTCAAGAAAATCCAGTAATTTCTAAAGACGATTTTGGTAATGACGTAGTTGCTCTTAACAGTGATGGCACTGGCCCTGCTGAAACAAAAACTGGAGTAAACTGGGGTAATGTTGGCAATGCAGCAGTCCAAGGAGCAAACCTAGTAGGTAACGTTGCTAAAGGTTATCAAAACTACAAACAGGGCAAGGAAAATAGAGCTGCCCAACTGGCCAAAGCAAGAGCAGAAGAGAACGAAAAACGTAGAAAAAGAGATTATCAGCTGCTTAAACCTTTAGAGTATTATGATATGGCTGCAACTCAAATTGATCTAGGAGGATTATCAGGTAAGAGTTCGATTGACCAAGGCAGGCTTAGACTTTCTGCAGCAGCAATGACTGGGCAGATCCAAGGAGATCGATACGGAACACTTTTAGTTAACGTTCAAAAAAGGACTCATGAAAATAAAATTAATGATAGACTTTTTGATATTGAATATGCAAAGCAGGCAGCCTACGCAAAAGCAGTTGATAAGTACGAAAAGAAAAAAATGATTGCTGATTCTCTGATTCAAGTCGGTGGCGCAATAGCTAGTTTCGCTGGAGCTGGAGAATTTATGAAAGCAGCAGGACAGGTCAAAGATTTCGCTGGAGGAGCTCAAGCTTTATTTGGAGTTCAAGACCGTAGCCAAATGAAGCCAGCAAGCCTAAAGGAAGTCATGAAGCAAGCCAAAGAAAGAAGAAAAGATTTTTCTGGCCCAGCAATGGATATCCATCAATACGGTAGTCTGCAGAGACTGCAGCAAAGATATGCAAATGTTAAATCTGGATCTACGAGTGGGGCAGATTTATACCTTGGGGGATTTGAGTTAACTCAACCGGGGCAAAGAGTAAGAAACCCATCTCTATATGGAAAGACAAAGAGAGAAAGAGAAGGAAAATTTTCTGGAGGACTAATAAGGCTTGCCGGAGGCGGTACAGTTAACTACGACGCTTCAAGAGTTACTAGATCATCTAATCCTGATGTTGCTGGCTCAGATAGATCAGGAAGAGTGATGACAGGTTACGATACCAAAGGCAGAGATATTTATAATTCTTTTGCTATGGGTGGTCAAGTTCCAACGTTGCAAAAAAAAGATATTTCTATTGGCCATGATTTAATAGATAGAATTGCTACTCCAGACAATTTAAATCTTAATCTTGACGATTTTGAAGTTCAAGAAATTGATAACGCTTTTCAGCTTCCTGATTCTATAATTAATTCTGTTTCAAATAAAGGCTCCGCCTTTAACCCTGCAATAATTGCAACGATGGCAAAAGGTTTTGATTATCTTGCGTCAAGAAAGCAAAAAGGCGGAGACATAACTTCTCCATTAGATCCTATGGGAATGCTTACCCTTGCGCTTGGCGGAGTAGTTAACTCCTCCAAAAGCGTAGCTTCCTCTATTTTGGGCTTAGCAAAAGGAGGTTCAACAGATTTAAAAATTAAACCTAGCATTTCTGCTGGCTCTGCAAATACAAATAAAAATATTAATTTGCGTAATAAAGGTGGAAATATTGCCTCGCCATATAGCTCTATTGAGAAACTTGCTTTAGCTATTGGCGGTGTAGTTAATTCCTCAAAAGCAATGGCCTCTTCAGTTTTAGGCTTATCTAAAGGAGGCTTCGCTGATTTAAAGATTGAACCCGATCCCTCGACTGGTGTTACTGCTCACTTATTAAGTACATACAAAAATAGTAATAGGCATGGAAAAGCTGGCGCAGATTCAATTTATTCTCAACTAGAATCAAGTATAAAAACTGCAGGTTTAAAACATAATAATCAAAATCAAACTACGGGGAGAATACAAAAATCTCATATTCTTAGCGAAAAATCTTTAGGAGGCCCTATTGAATTACAAGCGTTAACAAAATATTCTTCCGGAGGTAATGTTACTGGTGGCTCTGGAGTCAGAGATGATGTACCCGCTCTTTTGTCCGAGGGAGAATATGTTATCAGAAAAAGTTCTGCCCAAAAATATGGATCAAACTTTCTTGATCAACTTAATGCAGGCACTAAAGCTGTTAGTAGATTTGCTGAAGGTGGAGCTGTTGGTGAGGCAGAATCTTCGCCATCGATTTCTGAGTCTAAAGAAATCACTCATAATGTATCTCAGAATTTTACCTTTAATATTTCAAAAGACGGATCAAGCTCAGAAAACGAAGAAGGTGACGATATGAGCGAAAATGAAAGAGAAAAAGAATTTGGAAGAAGAGTTCGAGTTGCTTGTCTAAAAGTCATAGAAGAAGAGCGCAGAATTGGCGGTCTTCTACATTAATTATCATGAGTATTCGTTCTAGCTTGGGCTCTTATGAGCAAAGAGTATTAATCAACAATACTTTCATACCCGGCGTAATAAGTTTTGACGCTTCTTACCAAACTTCAGAAGCTCCTGTAAATGCGATTGGAAAAGGTTATGCTCAAAGTTTAATTGAATCTCCTCCTGCTGGAGCATTCAGCATGACAAGAAACCTTATTTATACTGATCCGTTAATAAATTTTACAGGAGACAACCCAATGAAAATAAGAGTGGTCTATCCTGATGGTAATAATATTGGAGACGCTTCATTAGACATAAAAGATGCTTATATGGGAGAATATTCAATCAGCTGCTCAGTCGGAGATTTGCCTAAAATATCAACTACTTTTGATGTTTATGATGACATGGGATCTACTATATTTTTTGATGATAATTACATAGATCCAAATTTTTTAAATACCTCTGTCTGGAATAACGAGTCAGTAGAAATTAATCCTGATACTAACGGATTTCCTGCCGAAAGCCCTCGAGGATTAGCAGAAGCAACTGTAATAAAATTTGGAGATCATTCGGCTGGAAATTCTAGAATAAAAGCAAATCTTTCTGAAGTTAATCTTCAAGATTCTTTTCTTTTAAGTTTTCAAGTTAAGCCTATAACAAGTCCGGCAGCGAGCATTCTTTCTGTTTATTTAACTGGTTGCGAAGTTGGATCAAAAGGAAGAAAAGACATTAATTTAACTCAATTAACACAAGGTGAATGGACAAAAGTTAGCGTAGAATTAATCAGGGATCAGACTGATGGTACAAGCGCAAATCCTTATTTAAATATAGAAGGCACTCCAGATTTAAAACTTTCATTATTTAATTTTAATTTTATTAAAACTCAAGAATTAGAATTTTCAGAAGAAGAAGTTATTCCGAATATGGGTAGTATTCATGTTTCTTGCGATGGTAGTGAAACTAATTCTGTCACAAACTTCAATTATTCTATAAACATAAACCGAAAACCTTTTTATGTTATCGGCGACCTCCAGCCAAAAGAAATAGAAACAATATATCCGTTTGCTATTTCTGCAGATTTTACAATGGAGTTAAATGATTACCAAGTCAGAAATATGAAGGATGTATTTACTGGCAGAAGAGAAAGAGATATTAATATACAAATAAAAGGTAAGCAAAATACTACTAATGGAGAGGCTGTTTTTCCTCACATAACAGACACCATGAGTAGATCTGACAGTAGGCCTTTTAATGCTTTACTTAATGGATTGACTTCCAAAGATTCTACAAATCTTTTTGGTGACACAAACTATGGCGGTAGGCCAATTGCAATAACACCCAGCTCTCCAGCTAAAGGATTTAATGTATGGAGAGTTTTTAAAGAACCTAATTTTGCAAATGACAGGAACTTTCTAGTTGGCGTTATAGGCAGGTCAATTAGTAGTTATTTTGGCTTTGGAACGCCTTATACATTTTCTACATATGCATGGGTACCAAGTTTTATGAATGCAAATAACTCTTTTCAACAAATGTTTGCAGGTCAATATGATAGTTCTTCATTGACCACTATAGAACAAATACTAGTCAGGGTTGGAACTCCCGATGTAATAGATATATCAGATCCTTCAAGCCTAAATCCAATAAACAACTCAGACTTGGAGTTTTGGCAAAGACCCTCTATAAGTTTTACTCCTTTAGCCCAGTATTCTAACACTCACCCAGATTTTTTTGTTATTTATTCTATTGACCTTCCTGACACTCTTGACGCCTATATAAACCTTTCTGCTTTGCAGATTGAAAACTCATCAAGACCTTCTTCTCTTGGAGAAGATACAATTTTTAATCTTCCAGTAACAAATGCTGAACTTGTTGGTGAAACTTTTGGCGGAGACTCAAATGATGGATCAGTTGTTAATTTATCATATAAAGGTTATATAAACAAACCTCCATCAAGATGCGTCAGTGCTGGGGCTGAAGTAGAAAGTTTTAAAGATATCGATTGGGACGCAGTATGAATTATATCAATTATAGTGAATGTATTGTTACCTTAAATAATCGTCGGGTTTTTGCTACAAAAGCATCAGTTTCGGTTAGCAATAATGTGCAAGGCACTAGGAATATTGATTCCACTCCTCATAGGCAAGTTATGTCTAGCCCAATACAAGGTAAGCTAGATTTAGACTTTTATATCACAGATGAATTTGAAGATTTAAATCCAATGAGAATTTCAAATTGTTCTGTGGAAAACAATATAGTTAGAAACTCTAATTTTAATAGTTCCAGAAAAAATCCTATCATAAATGAATACGAACGAAGCTCTCAATATCCTAGAGGTAACTACGGAGAGTTTTTCTCAAATAATCAAATGCTTTCGGGTTGGAATTTTAAAACCAGTCATGAGTCTATAGAAGTAAAAGTTGGCCTACCTGAATTTAAGGAAGGTGGAGCAAACTACGAAGGGCATGGAATAGGAAACGGTTCTTCTTTGGTAATAATAAATAAAAAAGACGACTACCCTGATTGGGATAGCGAAGAAGATTACCAAGAAAAAGATATAGTTAAATTTGGTTTAAATTCATGGAGCAGTCGGTCATACAATAAAAACTCCATGCCTCAAGTAGGCCTTGACTGGGAAATTTATCCAAAAAAATGGAACCCTGATGAAAGATATCTAATTGCAGATATCGTATCTTATAATAATATTCACTGGAGATCTAAAAAATTAAATATAAACAAAACACCTGAGATTGGGGAATACTGGAGTAAATACCATAGCTTGCTCGGCGCTGGCGCTGCAGAAATTTCTCAGAAAGACATTTTTGAGGTTAATGAAAAGTATATGGTGGAAATTGTTGCTAAGTCTAAAATTGGATTTATGAATACAGCCATTAGAGTAAATGATGCAAACGAAGTTGGTATTTTATCAGATCAATATCAAACTTATTTATTTGAAGTTACATCTACTAGCAAAGACTTAAGGTTTCAATTTAAAGGAGATGATTTTTTTGGTCAAACAGTTTATATTGGATCAGTTAAAGCATATCTTAAGAAAGGAGATAGTTTTCATGATGGGTTTTCTGGATCTATTGGAGCCCTAACTTTTAGCGACGCCTATATGACAAAATTTTCTTTTTCAGCAAGACCTTTTTCTCCAATCTTAGCTAGTGCATCATTCGATATATATGGGCCTGTCTCAGGCCAGCCTTCAAGAGATAGTTTTTGCGAAGGAAATTCAAATTTTCATAATAACGGAATACTTAATGTAAATGACAATGAGGAAATTTTTGACTCTAAAATTCCCCACTCCGCAAAAAGTTTATTTTACTCCCTTACTGACGTTGGTATATCAGATAGCCTTGAGTTTTCATATAATCTTTCCATAGGCAGAAAGGCCAGTCACCAAATTGGAGATTTATTCCCTCGCAGCGTTTCTAGGGGCAGTAGTTCTGTTTCTATGACTCTCAGGGGAGAAGGATTAAGAGATGCACTATCGTTTAACGGTAATGACGCATCTATCTCAATCTCTTTATTCGATATGTCTGGCAAAAAAATTCAATCTCCAAGCGAAGGTTTCCTAATCGATTTTGACGCTTCTGGCGAAGAAAAAATAAACGCTTTAATAGATGGATCATATTCTTTTATTGATAGCGATAGTTCTAAAGTTTTTAATAGTGGAATTGCATTCAAAGAAGAATCATCCATCTTTTCTTCAGGAGATTCTATAAAGATAACAGACTTTGCTGCAGGAGATTTAGATTTAGCAATCTCAGGAGACTTAACGCTAGAGTGTCTTTTCAAAATCAGTGACTTCAACATTCCCTCAGGATGGGTCAGGGTTGCAGGCAGGGGCGGAAACATAACAAGAACTTATGGTATTTGGTATAATTTCCCTCTTCAAGTTTTTCTTTTTGAACAATTTGGTACAGATGGAAGCCGAGTGTATACTTGGACTAATCGACCTGACCACGATCTTGACTTAGACAGTAGTTTGTCGCAAGATCCTTTAGACAATTCTCATATAAGAACTGATACTTGGTATCATTTAACTGCAATAAGAAACGCGGCGCAAAACAACTTGTACATAAATGGTAAATTGGCCGCTTCTTCCTCCAATGAAGGAATATCGCCATGGACTAATTATGGTTCTGGAGAAGAATTTACTTTAGGCACTTGTGGATTTCCTGATACTTTTAGTCATATAGGAGAAATTTCTACTTGCAGATTATATAATAGATCATTATCAGAACAAGAAATAAAAAAGAATTTTACAAACTTTTCGTGCGATGGAAAAATTATTAGTCAAGACCTTTCTGTTTCTGCAGGAGATGTTCTTCAAGGGTCTATAACGGTTGAACAGGAATTAATATAATGAGTTATAGTACTACAGACTCAAATTTAAATATTTCTACAGCAAATTGGTCTGAAGGTATTAGCTATAAAAAATATGATATAGTAAATGGGTCAAATATATCTGTTTTCAATAGTTCTTCAAGTCAATTATTTATACCTTCTACTAACTTTATTGTGGCAGATTCTTTCGTTCGCATAAAATCAGGTGTTTCTAAGGTTGTAGGATACAGCAAACCTTTTCTAATGAAAGACTTATCTACTGGTTATTGTCTTTCATTTTCTACTTGGTCGACAAGACCAAGCAATGCAGCCAACCAACCTTTAGTTCAAGATGGTGCCCCCTCTAGACTTTCAGATCCTTCAACTTGCCAATCAATAAAAGTAGAACTCGAAATACTTAGTTTTAGTCAGACGCCCATCCAACCAAATATTGAAAAAAATATATTAATTTCAATAAATGAATATGCAAAGACTCCAGCTCGAGACGCTTCTAGCGCAATAAAAGTTAGTCAGGTTTTTACTGCAGAATATTTTCAGCCAAACTCAAGAGTTTATAATGGTACCTACAATCAAACTGGAGGAATTTTTGGAAGAATTAAATTGACAAAATCTTCTTCAGAAGATGGTTCATTTGCCGAATATTATTTTGACCGCTTTTCTTTGTCTCAACTTGACGAGCACGAAAATGATTTATACTTTTATTCTATGGAGGAGCATATGTCGGACTCTAATAACTCTCCCTTCTTTCATATGGGAGGAGATGGTTTGGATAGCGACGCTTTTTTAAACATTCAGCCTAACAGCTCTATAGGTGGGCAAAAAATATCTTTATTATCTTCTGATAATTGGCTCACGAATGGATCACCAAATTTTAAAAGTTTATATGATGGTAGATCTGTTTGCTTAATGAATTCAACAAGTGATACTCCCTGTTCAATATCTTCTACAATGAAAGACCTAGTTGTCGGTCAAGAGTATAGAGTAGACTTATCTTTAAACCCTGTAAGAGAGTCTAAAACGTCTTACTCTAATTGGTCTGCCGGGGAACCAAATAATTGGGGAGGTGCTCAAGACTTTGCTTACATTTTGAAAAAACCGGGGGTTAATGCCGGGACTTGGGATGACGGGGGTGGCGGTGAATTTGCTCAGGCTACGGACTTGTCAATCCCTAAGGCTGCAGGTTTTATTGTTCAACACGGAGGGCCTTATTCTTCTAACTATGAAGCAGTTCTTTTTCAGGATTCAGATGAGCGGTCATGGGCTAATGCTAGAAATTTAGCTAGATCAAACAACTATACATCAGATCTAGCTGTAGTTCTCGTTCCAGAACAGCAAACTGCATTTGAAAGTCTTGTTAGCACTTTAAATTTCGAATACAATGAGTATTACTTTTGGATTGGGTTAACAGATACTCCTTCGGATATAACAAAAGGTTTTTGCGAAGATGGAATAACTATTAATCCATCTGGATCATGGATGTGGATCGAAGGAACGCCTCACTCTTCTTCTACAGGATTGTCTAGAGACGCAGAAAAATTCTCAAATTCTCCGTACGGAGCGAATATAAAAGTTTACGGAGAAAACTATATAGAATCCGATCCAACAACTTATGTTGTTCATCATGAAGGTCTTAAGCCCGGAGATTTCACTTTTTATTTTACTGCAGAAAGTGAAAGCCTAAATATCTCTATAGATTCAATACAGCCCCCTTCTACCGCTGGAATATTTGAAGAGAATAATACTTCTTTACTAGAACTCCCATCTACAACAGTTTTTGGAGACAACGTTTTTATTGAAAATTGTATTCAATTAAATCATATTATAGTCAGCAAAGAAATGTCTTTATGGACAAGGCACTTTACGCCAAATCCATCTTACGGCTCGAGCATTAGGCTAAGCGCTAATAATTCTGAATTAATTTTTGGAGATGGCTATAGTGAAATTAGGCCAAAAAACCTTAACTCTGTATTGATGGAGGCAGATCTTAGTTTTCAAAATAGGGGTAATTTAGAAACAAAAGCTATAATTCATTTTCTTGAAAATACTCAAGGTTACAAAAAATTAAAATACCGAGCACCCGCACCTTTTAACAAACTTCAATCTTTTACGTGTGATTCTTTTAGTCATACTTATAACGATTATGATGATAATTCTCTTTCTGTAAAGCTTGTGAAAGACGATGGGTTTATCTTAAACAGATTCAACGATTTTTTGATGCCCCATCCGGGAAACTGGAAAGATTCTAGTAATTATTTTGAAAATGACATAGTAATTCATCAAAGTAAAAGCGCTGACGGTTCGATAAGCTCTCCAACTACTAGATCATTTTTCTATGCTTTTTCGGAAAACAAAAACAATGACCCTTTATTCTCTAGTACAACTTGGACTAAGAATCATTTTTTTTGGGTTCCATCTCAAAACAATACATTTAATAGAGAATCAAGAAAGCATAGCATATCTATGGAAAATGATTTCGTTGGAAGGTCTAGTGACGGAACATTTCCAAATCTTTTAGAACTTGATTTAGTTTTTGATGCTCGAACTGACTTTGAAGCCAGATCTATTATGCATTTTCTTACAAATAAAATGGGGCACATCCCATTTTTATTTAACTTACCAGAGCCTTACAGCAACTTAAAGACTGAGCCCTTGAGAGATTCTCTTGGAAAAGTTCCTAAAATATCAGCTTCTGCGGCGGAAGTTTCAGTAAAAGGGTCTGAAACTACACTGCTTCTAGAAAACCCTTTAATGACTCCTTCGGGTTCTGCAAATCCCGGGCATGAGCTTTTGTTAAAAAATCAAGTTATAACCGTGCCCAGCTTACCTTCTAGTAAAAATAAATTTTATATATCCAAGCCTATGCAAATAAATGGTGCAACTCAACTAAATGTTCATAATCCTTTTTACTCAGTAGAGGATATTGGAGGTAGAGAGATCAATATCCATGTTCAACAAAAAGCTTTTTACTGTGACCAATGGTCGATAAACTACAAATCTTTTAACAACAATTCTGTTAGAGCTGTTTTTAAAGAAATAGCTATTGCTCCTACTCTCATATCCGAATTTATTGACATAACAATTGGTGAAGATGAGACTAATCAATATATAGATCTTTCCTCTTATTAATTTATTATAATGTATGGCAAATGTAAGAAAATCAAAGGGATATGTCGATACTGTTGATTTTGGCAGCGTCACCTTTGGCTATGAATTTTCTGGCACAATTCCATTTAATAATTCTTCTAATATTCCTTTAAAATTAACTGCATTAATAGAAGGCTCAGATGCAAGTTTTTTTTCAATAGAAGGTGATCAGGTATTTCAAGTTTTTATTCCCGCAAGATCAACCTATAATCTGCCAATATCTTTTCTTCCAAATGCCGCTAGATCATTTTCCTCTACAGTTAAGTGTTCATTTAATAACTCGACTGTAAAAATTAATGGATCCGATTTTCATTCCATAGAATTAAAAGGTCAAGGCAATACAAGCCTTCCAACTAAACCGTCTTTCACCCTTAAACTTGACGAATACCCGTTTGATTCTAGAAATATAATTACAAATATAACTCTTCGTCAAGATGTAGATCGGTATGAAATTTATTATTCTCTTACCCCTGCATCAACACTTATAAAAGCAGAAGAGTATAATGGAATTTCAAGCGAATTTATTTTTTTAGGTTTAGATTTTGATACTGAATATCATATTTTAGTGCGGGCATTTAATATTCATGGCTCCACAGATTCTGATAGAATTATGATTAAAACTAAAATTCACACTTTAAATTTAGAAATAGGAGGCATAGTTCCTAATTTAAATGTTTATGATAAAGTTCTCGGTCAAGGCAGTGATATTTATTACTACAATGATGTTGCTCTTACAATATTACAATCTTCTATTATTTACTGTGACAAATGTAATACCGCAGATGAGCGTGCTTTTAATAAAGGTTTACCATACAGATACGAAACTACCTATACTCCCTCTATGCCTGATATGCCATCTTTTTCTCAGGCTAAACCAGCCCTGTCAACTGGCCCAAAAATAATGGACCAGACAAGGCAATTGCCTCTTAAAATTGATATTTATGGCCAAGTGCTTGGCTCTGGAGGAACTGGCGGAAACGGAGGCGGACAGAATGTTATTAACTCTACATATATTTCCCCACCTAATTTAGTAAGAACAGAGGGTCTCTCATCATCTTTTGATTCCACTGGCCAAAAACCGGGTATTACAGGCCCGCAATTTTTGGAAGGTGGAGATGCAATCAGTATAGAATATGATTGTGAGCTTAATATCCACGCTACAGGCAAAGTCAAAGGTGGCGGAGGCGGAGGTTATGGAGGAGGTCCTTCTTTTCATACTGGTTACGGCGGAGCATACGACGAAGAAACACCCGGCTATGGAGACGATGCAATGGCATTTAATGTTGCCGCATCTAGGATATCAAATCCAATAAATGGACAATATACCCCAACTCATTACCACGGCAGAAGGGGAGATTCTAGCAATACAGAAATGCTAAATTGGATTAATAATGGAAAACTTTCATCAAAGAGTATTGACTCGGCTTGGCACTTAATTGATCACGGTGCGCAAAGAGTGGCTGACGATGACGATCAAACAACTAAAGATCATATAGACTTCTTTAATCAAACTGCCACTTCTTGGTCTGATGTTTGGAAAGGTGGTACCGCTTTAAACTCCACAAATCCAGATGGTAGCACACCTTCTAGGTCAAATATATTTCTAGGCGGAGGCGGCGGGGGAGGTGGGCAAGGTTTCTCTGCGGGAGATGGCGGCAAAGCTGGCAGCTGTTCTCTTTCTAGAGAACGAAGTCATCAAACTGGAAACCAAGGTGGTAATGTTGCATACGGACATACCGGCCAAGTTTTGCAAGGATCAATGCCTTTTCAAAGAGGAGACAATGCCACAAGAGATGTTCCGGGCGGACCCAGTCAGCATTACAAAAGCGCGTTGTACCGTATACAAAGCGAAGGAATGAGTGCAGATGCGTTAAGGGCAAGAGGTCCTTATCCCTCTGAGGATGGAGAAAGGCAAAGATTTGGTCAAGGCCTTTGGTCTTTTTATGTATATGTGCATGTAAAAAAACGTAGGTGGAGAAGAAGAGTTCGTACTCGCTCTCACTTTAGGACTGGTAGGGCTATCATGGATATTAGGGGTGGAGCTGGAGGTTCTTATGGATTATACGGAGAAGAAAGGCCTGCGGACTCTTTTTTTTGCGCAGGTGGAACTTCTGACATGAATAAAATAAGCGCCGATAATACATATCGAGACACAAGAAACCTAGGCAAAGATAATTTTTTTAGAGGTTACGTAAAAACTGATATTGCCGTAGATAATGTTATGGCTTCAAATCCTTTTAAATCAAGAGCTGATATCTGGAATATTTTTAACTTTAAATATCTTGGTTCTGATAAAATAGCAATTTACGCTTTTGGCTCACAACTTTCTATTGATGTTTCGAAAACTTTCGAACATAGTTTTTCTACATCTTTTTCTACCGCAATTTTTATGGACAAAAACGCAGCCAGCCCGGGTTATTGGAATCAACCTAGCATAATTAAAAAACCTACATCAAAACTCACCAATCCTTGCAGTCTTCAATTCGCAAGCGAAACTTTTTCTTCTTATTCCATAAATGACACAGGAATAATAGGAACTATCAAGCCTCACGGATTCCCCGGCAAAGCAATAGTTTTAAATGGCAATAACGTGTCAGGCTCTGGCTGGACTATAGGATGCCATAATGATGATCGAATTGCTGGGCTAGTGGTTCCCGGCAGAGTCCCTAGACTAAATAAAAGAACTGTTTCGGGTGAAGTTTACAATAGAGAATATAGGAGCTTCTTCTAATGGCAGAAACATTTTCAGCAGAAACATTAAAAATTAACGCATCACTTTTTGACTTTAATCCAGATACGCTTGTGGAGTTTTATGAAGTTAGAGTGAAAAGAACCGACACTATAAACCAAATAGATACGTTCCGCTTCCATGCTGGAATTAATCAAGAAGGCATAAGCAAAGAAGGTGGCGAAAAAGTATATGGGGTTAAATGGCAAGGAAATGTATACATTTCAGTTCCACTAGAAACCGAGTCTTTCGAAGCAAGAGGTGACGGCAGGCTACCTAGGCCATTAATAAGATTTGCAAACATAGAAGGTTTTTTCTCTGCGGCGGCAAGAGAATATGGAGACTTTGTAGGAGCTAAGGTAATACGCAAAAGAACTTTTGCAAAATATCTAGATTCAGAAAATTGGCCAAAAGTTGATGGTAAACATATGAATCCATTATCTGCGACAGGAGAAGGAGATGCTAATTCACATCTTCCAGATGATATGTTTTTTGTAAATAGAAAGCTTTCTGAGAATAAAAATCTTTTAGAATATGAGCTAGTTTCACTACTTGAGCTTGAAGGAGTTTATCTTCCTGCAAGAATTGTGCTTTCTAATTATTGTTCTTGGGTATATCGCAGTCCTGAGTGCGGATACGGCCACAATCACTCTTCTCAGGTTGAGCAGGTCCGCTCAGGCCTTCCTGTTGCAGATAGAGAGGATAACTTACTTGCCGAAGCTTGGACTAACATAGGAACTAATAATCAAAAAAGATCTTTTTCTTCTGAAACTTCTCGGCTTTGGAAGTCTGGCAGAAACTACAAAAAGAATGATTTTATTTTTTTAACCTCGGGCAAAAGACTTGACGGAAGAGACGACCCCACCCAAACTTCATACTTGCTCCGCATGTTTTATGTTTGTAAAGAAGATCATGTAGCCAGCTTAGAGACACACCCTTTTTATAATAAAGAACTTTGGGTTCAAGACCAATGTTCTAAAACGGTTCATGGTTGCAAACTTAGGCATGACCCTAAGAACACTAACGAAAACCCTGATAATAGAGATGAGGCTGATAGGCCCCCATTACCTTTTGGTGGTTTTCCATCTACAGATAGATATAGTTTCTAATGAGAAAAGAATTAAAGGAAGAAATTATCTTTCATGCTAAAGATCATCCTGACGAAGAAGTTTGTGGGCTCATTGTGCAAAGAGATTTAATTAATTTTTCTTTAGTTCGATGCAAAAACATTCACCCTAATCCAAAAGAATGTTTTACTATAGATCCAGAAGAAATTATAAGACATAATACTTATGGCAAAGTTGTCGCTATTTATCACTCCCATCCTACCACTAAAGCGAATCCTTCTCCATATGATATAATAAATTGCGAAGAGATTGGAATACCTTATTATATATACAGCGTAAAGTATGATTCTTTTTACTGTGATATTCCGATGTCTTTTAAGCCAGATCCTCTTTTTGACAGGGTATACCTCGAAGACATTTATAATTGTCTGACATTTATAAAAGACTACTATATTCAAGAAACTAACTGGCTTTCTTCCCACGAAGCGAGATTAGAAAAAAAACAAAAATGGTCAGAAGATCCTAACTTTCAAAAACACGGTTTTCTAGAAAGAGACGATAAAAGAGCTTCTTCAGAGCTTGTGGTAAAATGGATTGAAGATAATGATTTTTTTGATACAGGAAATCAAACATTACAAGAAATAAAAGATGGCACACTAAAGCGTCATGACTTACTTATATTTAATTTTTTTGAAAGCTCTTTTTATCATTTTGGAGTATATACTGGAAACGGCCAATTTGTACATCATCCAATTTTTCAATTACCACAGAAGTCTTGTTATGAAAGATATCAGAAACAAGTGTATAAAACATATAGGATAGTAGATTCTAAGGTATAAGGATAGTGATGTTAAAGGTTTGTTTACATGGGTTGCTGGGTAATGAGTTTGGAGAAACTTGGAACTTAAAGGTTTCATCAGTTTCTGAAGCTGTTCGCGCAATAGAAGCAAATACCAACAAGCTTTATAAATTTTTAAGAACTAAAGACAAAGAAGGTATCGCTTATAAAATTATTGCGGGGAATCCAGAAAGTGAAAAAAGCCAGATTTTATCCGAAACAGACCTTCAGCTAAACGTCTCTTCTAAAAAAGAAATTCATATCATACCTTGCGTTAGCGGCGCAGGAGATTTTTTGATGGGTTTATTGAACGTTATAATAGGCTTAATACTTATAGTTGTTGGTCTATTTTTCTTTGCTATGGGTGGTTGGCTTTTGGTTTTAGCGGGAACTATGATGTTAATTGGCGGCGTTATGCAAATGCTAACTAAACCACCAAGTACTGAAGATTACGAAAGCCAGCGATCTCCTTATAAAACTTCAACTACTTCTTTTTCTTTTGGACAGGTTCCAAATATCACAAATCAAGGATTGCCTGTGCCCCTCGGGTATGGCCATGCGATGATTGGAACGAGAACTACTTCTATATTTGTAAGGTCTAATAGGTATTTTGGGGAATCTTCAGAAGAGGGTACTTTTGGTATACAAGTAGAAGGTCTTGATAAAAATAATGGATACGCCCCCGGTTATTTTACTAAAACTGTTAGTACTGATAATCCGCAAAATAACCCTAATGCAGGAAAAGCTCCTCAAGGTCAGGGAGGTTATTTTCCCGGAGAGTTTGGCACATTTAGAGTTAAAGATACTTCTGGAAGTAGCGCGGTAGAAGATGACGTTGAGATTAAAAGTTTCTTTCGTCCGGGCACAACCTCATTTAACACCTTACAGGTTGGAATTAAATACGGAGCAAAATTTGGATTTTCTTCTGATATGGTATGCATAGACGAAGTAGATCCGGGACAACAGAGCATAAGATCATGAACGTAAAATTACATGGCATGTTAGCTCAAAGATTTGGAGATAATTTTTTCTTAAATGTAGATTCTATATCTGAAGCAATTAGAGCAATTCAAGCAAATACGGGAACTTTTTATGACTTCTTAAAGAAAAAAGATGCAGAAGGTATTTGTTACAAAGTCGTGATTGGTAAAGACGCTCTGCAGGATGGCATATCTGCAGAAGAGCTTTCGTTAAAAAGAGGTCTTTTTGGGAAAACGATTAACATTATTCCCGTTCCTCAAGGAGCAGAAAATTTACAGGCAATACTTAATATAATTATTGGTTTAGTTTTGGTTGTGGCCGGATTCATGACCGGAAATCCTTTTCTTGTTATTGCTGGCGCCATGATGATTATTGGCGGTATAATGCAACTGATAACAAAACCTCCTAAACCTCCTGCTCCCGGGAGAACTCCATCCAGAGTTACCACGCAGTCTTTCGAATTTAGTGGTCCTACATCTACAATGAAACAGGGTGTGCCAGTTAAGCTAGGCTATGGTCAATTAAAAATTGGATCAAATGTATTGTCTACTGCATATAGGAGCACTTCTTATTTTTCAGAATACGATGCTTCAACTTCTTCAGGCGGTGCAAATTTTCTTCCCGGAGCTGGCGACTTAACCCATGCAACCCCCGTAAATTGGAGTGAAAAGCCTCCTAGATATGGGAATGTAGCTGGGATAATAGATTCCAATCAAAAAGGAAATACTGCTGATGAACATTCTGCTCCAGAAACCCCTCCCGGTGGCCCCCTTATGTTCCCAACTTGGAGCGCTTATCTTACCGGCTTATCAACAATGTTTGATTTAAGAGAAATCGGAGGCGCTCTGTATTTTGTTGATAAAGACGGAAACAAGGTTGATGAAAATCTTAGAGTTGCATCAGACACGCCAACCGAAAAAGAAAAAGCAATTCAAAATTGGTTAAACTCTCGAGGGTTCACATCTTCTGGAAATTCTATTCCTGCTTATGAATCTGGATCACCAATAACGTTAGGTGGAGATAAAGTTTCAAGATCCGGCCCTTCTTCTTCTGCTCTTATGGCAAGAAGTCTAGTGGTCTCATACGATCAAACTGATGCAGATTCAGACAGAGAAACCAGCTCGTATAACTCTGTATCATTCCGCTGGTCTCCTCCCTCTACCACCACCGTAAAAGTTTCAAAATATCATGTCAAAATATATCCAATAATTCAATACCAATATATATTAGCTTTTAACGAAGAAACTGCTAGTCCGGGAGCCAAAGAATTAGACCTTCCTGAGACAGCAATATTCTACGAGTTTGATTTTGTTCAAAACAATTTAGATCACAAACCCGGGGAACAAGTAAGTCAAGAAGTTCTAACTGCAAAAGAATTTTATGATATAGCTAATCGCACGGAAGAAATTGGACTTGCTTATAATGATAGCAAAGATTATTCTTGGATGATAAAAGACACTCTAGATCATTCAAGCATAACAAAAAGTATTGATGATATGCAATGCAACGTTAATTATTTTTCGAAAGAATCGACATCTACATCATTAACTCTTGATGACGCAGATCCAATAACACAATGGATGAATCTTAATCCCTCGAAAGTCCAAGATCCTTATAGTGAAGTCAGAATTATTTTAGTTGGAGACAATAGCGGGCAACATGGAGCCCGAGAAAGGTATATCAGTAAGCAAACTGAAAAAGATGACACCATCGGTCCAGACGTGACAACGAAGACGGTACTTAGCCCGCGGTCGCACGAAGTAGAAGTAGAAGACACAAATGGCGTTTTCTGCGATAATGTATTACTAATAAATGTAACTTCTGCCGAAGCTTTTGATAATTCTGGAACTAAAAAATCTTCTCATTACAGACCCTCTAAATATGATAGAGAAGTTGACCGTGAGCCGGATAGCGATACTGAAAATTATTCTTTATACGACCTTCTTGATGACGAAAATAACGCTGCCTCATCTGAATTACAATTACAAGAAAGCACTTGGTATGATACCTCTAGAAATTTTAAAATTTATATGGATGCAAGATTTATGGTGGCATTTTCTCTTGAAGTAGAATTTGAAGACGGCACAAAATCTCCTGCCTCAAATACGGTTATGGAAAATTCAGAAATTATGCCTGTCAGAAGCTCTGCTGAAAACGACTCTTCAACAATCACATTATCGTCATGACTAAAAAATTAGAATCCACCGCAAATTTAATTGTTGTCGATCTTTTGTCAGAAGGAGAGATCGCTGGCCTTGTAGACCAAAACGGAGATTTAGTTTCCGGCAGAAATCGTCCCGGCAGAAAAGGTTATGTAGATTCCTCCGGGCTACTTCAAGGCGCGTACGATAAAAGTTCTGGCCCAATTTTAGATGAAACAAATTCTTCTGCAAATCCATTTCGATACAAAGGAATTTTTCTAAATGATACTCCCGTAATAACCACTCCAAAAGGGCCTGCCTCACTAGGTAGAGAGCAAGTAAATTTTCGTAGATTTTATTCGGAAATTAGATTTGGACACCAAGAGCAAGAGCCATTCAATTTACTTGGGTCTCAGAATACAATTTCGAAAGGCGAAAATCTCATTGGCCCTCTGGCAAGCTCTTTCGACCGCCAAGACCAGCTTTCTGAAAGCTCTAATTCGGTATACCATACCATAACTAACATAAATGTAACCGAAGTTATTGTTACCGTAAACATACCTCAATTATATAAAGTTGAAAGTGTTCACGAAGAAACCCTCGGAGACATGAAAGATTCCGAAATAGAATTTTTTATCGAATATGGAATTGAAGGAGAGCCTTTAAGAAACTACAGAGGCGACCATGTTCCCGACGCATATTCCCTCGGCAGCTCTCCCATTAAAATTAAAGGGATAGCTACAAGCCCATATTTTGTTGATTTCTTAATAAGAATTGGTGACCTTAATTACGATTCTGGTATAGCGGGTAAATCCATTCAAGGTTTAGAAAACCCTTATAAAAAAAATAGAGTTATTAAGTTAACTAGAGCTACAAGAGAAAAGGATCCAGAAGAAGAAGCTACTGAGGGCGATGATACCGCAGACCACAATAGAAGCATTAGGTGGCAGGCCGTTGTAGAAGTTGTTCCAGAAAACTTTAATTATGGAAACTCTGTAGTTGTTGCGTCTCAATTTGACGCAAGATATTTTGACAGAATTCCTGAGCGAAGCTTTAATTGCAAGCTCATGAAGATTCCAGTACCATCAAATTACGATCCTGAATCCAGAAGATATAAAGGACATTGGGATGGAACTTTTTCAACCGAAAAATATTTATGGGAAAACGGACAAACAGGGAAGTATTGGACAAACAATCCTGCTTGGATATTTTACGATATAATGACCAACAGGAGATATGGCGTTGCTAAATTTCTTGATCCAGATTTTGATCCTTCAGCTCAAGTAGACAAGTGGAATCTTTATGAAATATCAAAAATTTGTGACGAAATTGTACTAACAGGAACGAGCCCGAGATACGGCTGGTCGGAATTACAAACATTTAAAAATAAACTAAAGGCTGGTTCAAATAATTACATTGAACTAAATGTCGTTGAAAATAGTGACGACGCCGATTTAGTTAAAAAATTTGGAAACTCAAATGAGGGTGGATCTCCAAACATGCTAGATTATGCAGGTCAAGAAATTGTAATTAAGACTTGTGATAATAACATATATAAAAGAAAGATTGTTTCTAGCTCTCATGAACGAACTGCTAAATCAGGAGGTTGGCAACATGTGTTTAAGTTAACAATAGATGGAGGAATATTAGAAAATGAATTTGAAAACGAAGAAGTTTGTGCCGAAGCTGGAGTAAAATTTACAGGAGACTACGAAGTAGCCGAACCCAGATTTGCATGTAATGTAGTTATCCAAGATAAACAAGAAGCAGTGCAGGTTTTAAACGAACTTGCCTCTGTTTTTCGAGGCATGCTTTACTATGCTAATGGAATGACTTTCTTGACTACGGATGTAAAAAGAGAGCCCGTTACTCTTTTTACAAATGCTAATACTAAAGAAGGTAATTTTAGTTATAGCGGCAGTTCTAAAACATCAAGAAAATCTGTCGTTCTTGTCAGATACAATGATGTATTTGACGGTTACAGACCAAAGATAGAATATGTCGAAGATGCCGATGCAATTAATAAATTTGGTTATCAAGAAGATGAAGTTATTGCTTTTGGTTGCACATCTAGAGGTCAAGCCAGAAGATTAGGAGAGTGGGTCTTACTTACAAATCAACTCGAAAGAGAGGCAATTAATTTTAGTACGGGACTTGAAGCTTCATTCCTTAAGCCGGGAGACATATTTAAAGTTATCGACAAAAATCGAACTATAAAGAGATTTGGAGGAAGGGTTAAAGACGTGGAATCTGATGGCGCAAGCATAGCAGAAATAACCTTAGATTCTAAAATTCAAGATAAACTTTCTCATAAAAAAATAACTATTATCACTCCAAAAAAGAATGAAAATGTAGAGACTTTAAATGCTAAAGCTGCTTCTTCTGGGGGCATATCTATTGAGGAAATTGCAAACTCTCACGAAGCTCAAATTACTACATTTGAATTTGATCCTGCATCTGATTTGTCAGAGATTATTGAAATTAATAAAGACAAAGTAAAATTAAATCCAAATGCAAAAATAACTAGAATGACAATGGGAGAAATGCAGCATGGAAGATTTCCGGAGTGGAATAGCTCTTCTAAATATCTTACTGGCATGAAAGTTAAATATAAAAGTTTGTACTGGGTAGCTACAGAAGCAAACGATGCTTCGATTCCTTTTGATGGCGCTGGATCATCTTGGGAAAGGTATCAAGCTTTTGATATTCACAGTATATTACTTGAAATACCAGTCGGCTCTATTTGGATAATGGAATCAGAGGATGCAGACATTAGCGTTCAAAGTTATTTGTACAGAACTTTAAGAGTATCTGAAAAAGCTATTGGAGAATTTGAAATTAATGGTTTAGAGTATGTACCTAATAAATTTGACGTTATTGAAAAAGGTGCAAAATTAGAAAAGGTAAAACCTTTGCCTGCGTATAGTTACTATGGGTCTTTGCCTAATGCGTCTTTAGGAATAGAGATTGGAAATAGTTAGAATGCCTTATTCTTCTACAGTTAATTTGTCCATAGATAATGATTTTCCCATAGAATCTTCCGGGCAATATACTTACAAAGTTTACTATAGCCAACGAAATGATTCTATTTTAGCTGGAGAGTTTGATGCATATAATAGTACAGTATCTTTTGATATTTCAGGAATATACGGAGAAGTTTTTATTGATGTATTTCTTTCTTCTGCAAGTAATACTTCTTTAGTTGCCTCAGAGTCGATGTATATCGATTATCCATTAGATGAAATTACTGAACATTATTCTATCGAGTCTTTTTCTCTTTTAGATTCTACTTCAGACACTAATCAAATATCTGATGGTGGTTCTATTTATAATCCCGCAGAATTTGATAGTCCAGACTTAAGAGTTTCTTGGACGACTAACTATCCTAAAGGTCATATTTTTTTTGGAAATCAAATGCACGGCGATGCAGATTTTTTTGCAGATTATGGCTTAGATGGTTTTGATGTAAAAATATTAGACTCTAATGGCTCATACATTAGCGATGTTGACCTAGATGATTCCGCCAGCCTTTCTGTTGACATATTTAGACAAACGACTAGTGAGCTTATATCTGGGTTAGTTCCTTTATCTGGAGTAAACTATCTTTACGGCACTCAATTAAAACTTTCTAACCTTGAGGGTGTGACCGGGTACAGAGCCGGCGTCACAGGTATTTCAAGTTTAGAAACCCCTTTAACTGGATACATTGATGAGCTTTGGGGGGTAACTGGACAGGAGCAAGAAATCATTCCTGCGCATACTGGAACAGTAAAAAAGTATAATACTATTACTGGCGAAACAATTAGTGGTTATAGTAGTGGTGATCCAACTTATTTGTATGGAGAACAGCTAGTAGAAGTAGAGCTTATGCTCCCGGATCCGAATGCCGTACCGTCCGGCTTAATTGAAGATATTTCCGGAATATATGTTGATTATAAAAACCATACTTCTCAATCAGATATTCTACAAAACTACTCTTCACTAATTAATAATGGTCAAGGACTTGGTCAATCTTTAACTTTGGATCCTAGTAAAAATATCTCAAAAATATCTTTTTATAAATATTCTGGTAGCAATGATGATAGTTTTGATATAAGTTATTATCTTACTAAGGGTTCTTCTGTTGGCTCTTCCCCTCAAAGTTTTGAAAATATTATTTTTTCTGGAGAACAAAAAATTTCTATTGGGGAAGGTTGGAGGAGTATATATATTCCACAAATAGAAACAGATTTTACTCAAGAAGAATATGCTTTTTTTATATTTAATGAATCTCCTCTGGAACTCAGAATTGCACAAAGCACGAATACTTATATTTCAGGAGAAATGTTGCAAAATGCTTCTGTCTCAACAGTTCCTTCGCCTCCTATAATAGAAGCGTTCTCAAGCATTTCAGACATTGCATTTTCACTAGACTATGGTGAGATACCTACCTCAACTATTACGACTAGCGGAATTGAGCAAGTTATATTTGGATATGAGACTGGACTCATTCCATTGTATGCTATTAACGAAATTAGAGTTGATGTTCCTGAAACTGGAATTCAAGAAACTTATGGAATAGTAGATTATCTTTCTGGCGTAACAGGATACGAGACTAGATGTGTAGAAACAGGCGTTATTGGCACAGGCGTAGTAGATTATTACATATCACCCGTAACATATCAAATTCAAAATATTACTGGATTTCTTACTGGTTGTATTTCTGAAGAATCTATTGAACTTTCTGGAATTACTGGAGTGGTAAGTGGAGTAGTTAGAAGAGATACTGTAATCACTGGTTATCAATCTGTATTGCAAGGATATGAAACTGGAGCTATAACAGGATATGATACAGGAATTATTCGGCCTTTATATGAAGATTCTTTGGTTACTTCTATTATAGAAGAAGACTTGACAGAAATAGTTACATTAGAATCAATATATGGTTATAGTGATGACCCTTCAGCGGAAAGGCCTTTAATACTACAATCAGGCCTTGAAATTCAAGAAATAGTTACTGGCTCTATTTACGAAAACAGTATTCCTATATATACAACTTATACCGAACGAGTTGAAGATGGATTTGAAACTGGAATTGTAGAAGAAGTCATAAACTACATTCCTCTTTACGGAGTAACCGGATACACTACAGGTGTCACAGGAACATTAGTTACTCAAATTTTAGAAACAGGGTTTATTCCTATGATTGGAATTACCGGAACTGGACTAGTCGAATCTCAATATCTAACTGGAACTTCTTTTGAAGTAACTGGATATACAACTGGCATAGTAGGATACAACAAAGTTGGGCCAAGTAACTCAGAAATTTTATCAAATTATAAACATACTCATCTAAATATTAGTTACAATTCTAATAAAGAAATTTTTGGAGAAGCATCAAGAAGTCTTGCGATTGAAGTTACTCCTATATTGAAAAGTGGAGTAAATGTAAATTCCGAACCCACTTCTTCAATTTTTTATGCTGAAAATAAAGTGCCTTCTGTAGTTTGCAGCGTTGGTGATTCAGAGCACAATAAGTTTAAAATAAATTTTGAAGTAGCTAATGGCGAAAGAATAAAAGTTTACACCATGCCAGAAGAGAACTATATGCAGTTCGCAGATCCTACAGAGTTTGAAACTGGTGTTAATTCTGACGGGCTAATTGTTGAAAATTCTGACAATAATACTATCTATTCTCCTACTGGCGAAATTGTTGACTTTGAAATTAATAATTCTCCGGATAACCCATTTTATCCATACTATAACTTAGTTTTTGATGGCGTAATTTCTCCGGCTGCTTGGGACGTTCCTTATAATCAATTAAATTTAATTAAAGTTGTGCCCGAAGATGATTTTGGCACGGGAGTACATAATGGAATATATTTTAACCGCTACAATCAAACATATTCAACTCAAGGCACAACAACTGGATATATTTATTCAGAATCTTTACCTTCTGGAACTGTCGGTGATCTTGTAGTAGTTAATGGAGAGACTGGGCTTATCCCTATTTACGCTCAAGTACCAAGCGGCTATGGATATGCCTCAGTTATTACTGGTTATGGCCCTGATCCATCATTAGAATATCAATACAGAACAACTGGAATAGTAAACGCTATTGAATCCACTGACATTCTTGATAGGTCTGACTTGGCTCCGCTTAAACTCGACGCTACAATAAACAATGTATCTTTTGAAGATTTAAATAATCAAAAGGACATGCAATTTTCTTGGAGAACTACCCAATTAGACTCAACAAACCAAATAGAAAATTTTACTGGCGCGTTTCCTTCTGAAAATCATCCTGAACTTAATATCGTTCGCTCTAGGCATCTTGCTGGATTTAATTATGGATTTTGGGATGCTTCTAAGTATCAGCTTTATCAAGATTTTGCGGATGCATCTGCTTCTGGAGAATATATCCAAAGATATGACTTACAAGGAGATACATCTAAAAAAGCCTTGCTTTCATATTCTCAAAACATTAACTTCTTCCCTCCTTACGGGTTGAGAAATATAGGTTTTTATGTTAGGCTTATGGATAGGTTCGACAGGATTATTGACCAAAAGTTTTCGTTAGGCTATATTCAACCCCCTATAATATCTGGCATTACAATTGATAATTCCACTCCTAGGCAAGTTACATTTAATTATGAAGTTGTAGAAGAAATAGATTATGGGTTTCAAGCTCCATATGGAAACGAAATTTCAAGAGAAGTAGATCCATATTTTTATGATAGCTCTACTGCAGAGCCAGAAGACTTAGTTTCGCTATCTGGACAAGTAATAAGAGATAAAGAAGACAAGATTACAAATTTAAGAAAGATAGAAGTTTATTCCGGGCTTTCTCCAGACTTTGACTGTACGCAAGAGTCGTTCGCAACTAAAATAGATGGAACCGCAAGCAATATTACGGTCAATCCCTATCTTGCTCCAAAAGTTAGACAGAAAGATTATTATTACAAATTCTTGACATTTGACCATTTTGGTAGTGGATTTCTATCAGAGCCAATCAAGGCTACAGTTATAGGGTCTCGCACCCCGACTGGAATAAAACCAAGTAACATTAGAATTGCAGAATAGCTATGCCAATAATTACAGGATCAGATGGGTTTGAATTCGAAGAAGCAATCATAGAGTTTGATGGCGACCAAAACTTTGACTTTTATAGTGTAGAAATTAGGGAGGAGTGTAGGTGCTGGGCGCCCTATTCTTTTTTAATTGGGGGAGAAGAGCCCTCAGTCAGAATTCAAATAAAAAATACCGGGGAACATTTAATTAACATAAGTGGTTATGTTGCTGATGGGCAAATATATTCTGATTCTGTTGAGCTAAGATTTTCCGGCAGAAATGTAGATAGCACTAAAATTCACAAAAACTTAGACGCAAAAAACGATGTTCTTGTTGGTGGAAATTTAATGGTTTCTGGTGACATATCATTTTTTGGAGACATGCATTTAGATGGACAAAGCGTAACAGATTATATTTCTACCGAAGTTCAAAATGCGAATACAGCTGCAGACCAAGTTACATCTGCAGAAGTTGAAACAGCAAAAAGAGAAGCTATTAAATATGGAATAATTTTTGGATAAAGTGTAATTTTAATTAAGGAATAAGGATTATGATAAAAAATGCTTCTATAGCTCAAGAGTTTACTCCAATAATATCTGGGAGTTCTGCAGGTTCAGCAAACGTTGGTTTGTATTTTTGCAACGTGTCTCCATCTCCTGAAACAATTACTTTATACGCCTTGCCTAGCGGAGAAGCTCCATCTAGTGATAATACCATTATCAAAAACCTTCCTATCCACTCAGAAGATACTTTTTACTTTGGAGAAGAAAAGTTTATATTGGGGGAAGGTGAAATAATTGGCGCTTCTTCTCTCATAGGTGGAAGAGTGACCGCAACGGCAACTTCAATAGATATTTAATTAAATGCCTAAGTTTGTACAGAAGTATGCGTCAACTCCTTCTACAGGAGATACCGTACTTACCTATGCAGATCAGGAAATTCTTGGGAATAAAACTTTTTATGGAGAAACTCAGATATCTGGCTCTTTGATTCTTCCAGATAGATTTGAAGCGGTATCAACAAACGATCTTGGATTAGTAAGCGGTTATATAGATTCTAGGCTTCAAGCCGTAGAGGCAGATCCAAGAGAAGAAGTTACTTCGATGCCTATACCTTCAGGCGCCGATGGTGCCGACATTGTTTTTCCGGAGCCATATCAATCAACTCCAACTGTTTTTGTTAGTTTTAGATCAGACGCTGCTGCGGCTACGAAATTTTATGCAACAAATGTTTTCGATGTCACAAATTCCGGGTTCGGTGTATTATTTAGTGCAGACGTCCAAGAGGACGGACACTTTTTAGATATATCAATAAAAACTCAAGAATAGTGAATATAGGATTAACTATAGAAAACTCATACTCTTTATTCTGCAACGGATTAAATCAGAATATTTTATTTCTTTATTGGTTGCTGGAAGATATAGGGCATAGCCCTGTTTTAATTGACTTTAGTGATCCTGATAAAGACCCTGAATTTGGGTGCAGGGCTATAGACAAAAACTTAAACATAATTGGCAGAATAGACCTTCTTGAGGATCCTAATAAAGTTGACATTCTTTTATCTCCCGGAGTTGCATATTCGGCAGAAGAAATTAAATTATTAAAATCTAATAACAAAAATTTAAAAAATGTTGCGATTCATTACGGTAACATGTTAATAGATGATATTCAAAGAGTTGTTTTTAAAACTGGCGCAAATATGGATGGAGATTATAGTAACATTTACGACTCAAATTTAGACGAAGTTTGGCTATCTCCTCACTATCACTTTTCAGTTTCTTACTTAGAATTAATGCATCGCCGTCCTGTTAAGATACTTCCTTATATATGGGACTCTTCGGTTATTGATTTACTTCAAGAAATAAAAGGAGATATTCGCTACAATGCAAATAATAAAGAAAGTGTTGTTGGAGTTTGCGAGCCAAATATAAATTTTTCAAAAAATTGCTATATACCGATTTGCATTTTAGAAAAAAACTATAGGGATTCACAGATTAAATTTGATAGAGCAATTATATACGGCGCTCAATTTTTGACTCAGAAACCTCGCTTTGAAGGACAAATAATTGGCAACTTTGACATGCCTCAAGAAAAAGGCAGGATATGTTTTCTTGACCGAGCTTCTCCAGATTTGATGCATATCGAGGATTCTGTAAATGTCATCCTCTCTCACCAGCACTATAATTCTTTAAATTATGCGCACTTAGAAGCCTTGCATCTCAAATATCCTTTAATTCATAATTCAGATGATATAGCCGAGGCAGGCTATCATTACAGTTTGTTTGACATAAATGATGGAGCTAGAGCTCTAGAATCTGCACTCATAAATCACGATGAAAATCTAGACGATTACACCAAGCGAGCAGATCAAGTGATCAACAAGTGTAGCATTAAAAATAATCAAATAAAAAAAGAATACATTAGATTAATAGAAAATTTAAAATGAAAGTAGGTCTAGCTTTTAATTTAAAAAGAAACCCTTGGGGTAGCGGGGTTTATCAGAATGCTTTTTTTATATACGATATACTTGTAAAATGCGGGTATGAAGTAGAGTTCATAAGTCCATTTTGGCCAGACAAGCAAGTTGGGAAAAAATACAAAATAACTAAGCAAGATGATAGTTTTTCTGTAGGGTATGATTTAATAATAATGATATCTGATCCAATATCAGAAGATTTTATTAAAAAATACAAGTCAAACAACAATAAATGCAAATTCGTTTTACTCCACTTGTTGAATAAATATCATGATCATATTTTTCACTCTTTACATCAAGGCAAAGACTCGCCAGAAGAAGTTTCTTGTTTGATAGACGAAATATGGACTTCTCCTCATTACGCTCATTTCATTCCATATCTAGAAGTAATCTACGGGTGTGATGTTCCGGTCAAAATTTGTCCTTATCTTTGGGACAGTAGGTTTTTGAGTGAAGAAACTGAAAAGTTAAAGTTAAAAAAACTAAGCCCAAAATATAATAAAGATCTTCAAAAAAGAATATGTATATTAGAACCAAATATAAATCTAAGCAAAGCTTGCCTAATACCCATATTGATTTGTGAAAAGCTTTACAGGGAAGACCCTTCTCTACTTGAATTTGTTACTGTTTTTTGTGGTAGTACTATACAAGGCAATCAGTACTTTATAGATTTAATTAAAAATTGCACTTTAATGAAAGAAGGAAGAGTTTTCTTTAATAAAAGATGGAGCACGCCTAATGCTCTTAGTAAATTTGGTGGCACAGTAGTTTCTCACCAAAACTTAAATGATCTTAATTATATACATTTAGAATGCTTGCATTTAGGAGTACCAATAGTTCATAATTCTGAATTCTTGTCAGATCTAGGATATTACTATCCAGATTTTGATATATCTCTTGCTGCGGAGTCTTTAAAAGAATCAATACTTACTCACGAGCAAAATTTTGACAACAAATGGGGTAGAGCAACAGAAGCATTTAATAAATTTAGTGTATACAATTCATTCAATATTTCAAAATATAAATCTTTAATCGAAGACCTTTTAAAATGATATCTAACAAAGTTTTCTATACTGCTTTTCATAAATGTGCTACAACTTCTATGGGTTATTTTTTTAAAGACGTTGGTTACGTAGTTTGCGATCACGGTGCTTTCCAGCCCAGTAACAGGCAAGAAATAAAAAAAATTTGCGCAGGAGATTATTCTTCATTAGTTGACGCTTCTCAAAATTATGATGCTTTTTTTGATTCTCCGTGGTTTCTTTTCTACAAAATTTTTGACAATCTTTATGATGCAAAATTTGTTCACTGCATTAGAGATCCTGAGT